CCATCATAAATAGCTGCAGGGTTAATACCATCAGTAAGAAGTACTTTAGGGCTACTCCAGTTGTACTTAGTGAAGCGTACCTTTGTTACACCTGTCATTGTAGGTGAACCAGAAGTAGTTACTGCAACCCAAGCTGATGTAGCTGTATTCCAATAGTGTAAATAATTATTACCACTAGAAGGTGTACGGCAAGCTAAGATACCGTCATTAATACCATTAGCTACACAAACACCTAAGACATTACCTGTGCCTGTAACTGTACCGTAGTCGTTACTAAATCCATTAATCTTTCTGTAACCACCAGTAACAGCAGGTTCGTAATTAATCAAAGCAACTGCAGAACCAGGTTGTGTCTCACCTTGTGACAACACATCACGACTAGTGTTTAGACCGCCTTGGCAGAATACTTTAAAGGATGCTAAATTTTCAGCCATTAGACAATACTACTAATAGTGTTACTAAACGATTTATTTCTTTGAACCACTGTAGATCTGATATCTAGTGGGTCATCCATAAGTATACGTCTCATAGAACGAATACCGTTATCAAAGTTTTGTTGGTGAATAGCTGCACTTTGATCATTAGATCTAAATCTCATCATGTACATCATTGCACCATCAACAAGCACATGGTTAAATCTATCTGGAATTAAACAAGTATCATTAAAAAGAACAAGATCAGCTGGAAACTTCCAGTATACGTATTCTATTTCATACGAGTTGTCTGGTACAGGTGTTACACCAAACTTGCTTTCGTATGTTTGATAAATACGTTGAGGAGCAGATATACCAGAACCTGAATCAGCTTGGTCATCAAGTCCACGATATCTTTGTGTGTATTCTTCAAAAGATATTGTAGGTAAAAAACTAGGGGTGTTGCTTGTAGAATCTAATTGTTTAATATAAAAAGTATCCCAATCAACACTAGCAAAGTCAGCAGGAAAATCATAAAGTCTTGTTCCCGCAGTTAATGTTTGAGTATATGTAACTTTAAGAAAAGGCCACTCTTGGCCTGTCTGTAGGATATTTCTAATGGAGTTGTTAATAGCATCTTTAGCAAGTGCTTGTACGTTACGTACTGTATCAAAGCCATCACCAGCAGTATCTAGTGTAACTTCATTTAGTCTACGTAGTAATTCATTTACTAGAGTAACGTAAGTAGCCATTACAAAAATCCTTCAGATAGCCTAAAGGGGCCAGTTGCCCAGCCCCTCTAGTTTAGTTTAGTTAAACTTGATCACGGGCAACTTCTGCTGCACCTTTACCATCAACGTCCATTACCAAAGCCCAGACACGCAGTTTACCTGCAGTAGCTGTACCTGTTAGGGTGTCGATTGTAAGATCTAGAGTATCTTCTGCACCGATATATGCTATGCCAGGAACTGAAGGAGCAACATCGCCAACTGATTTACCAGCCATTGCATAAGCTGCAACGAACTCGTCATCATCAGCACCTGTACCAATGTCGAAAGTTAAAGCTGTAGCACCAGTAAGTGCTTCAGTAACTTCAACACCAGCAGCTAGGATAACTGTTTGTGCAGGAAGAGTAGCAACTGTGTTTGCACCAGCAGCCAATGCTGTTGCTTCAAGTTCTACTGAGATTGTACGCATTCCATTAGGTGTCATAATTCAATCTCCCCTTACGCCAAGTTATATTTAGCTGTAGTGATTGCTTCTGGACGAAGAATCTTACGGCCATATAGATGCATACCACGAACGATGTCTGCAAATGAGTCAGGGTCACGGTATGTTTCAGTTTTGTTGATCTGCTCGGCAGTTGCAACAGCTGAGTCATGTCCAGCAACAATAACACCATAGTTAGCGTTTTGGTTAGCTGTACCTGTTGTTGCAGGACCAGTACCTACTGATGGTAGGTTGCTTGAGCTATATACACGGAAACCGTGGAAGTTGTTCAAGACTAGACCATTACGTAGGCCACCTGATTCACCGAAGTCTGCGTTGAATAGACGTGAGTCTTCATCACGAAGTACTTCCATGAATACTGGGTCAACAACGATCCAACGACCTTGAGTGTCAACTTGTTGTTGGTCAAGTAGACGACCCATACGAGCCACCATCATTGCTGGTGAAATCGTAGCAGTTGGTAGTGCTGTTGCACCTGGTAGACGTGCTGCAACAGGAATCGAATGGTCAGCAGCACCTGAAGTAGTGATGTTACCAAAGTCACCCTTCTTCAACTTCATTGAAGATAGCAATTCGTCTGAACCTGCAGTATCTACTGCTTTGGTACCGTTTACAGTATCATTCACAGTATCAGCTTGCGTATGCAAAGATGACTGCTTATAACCTGATAGGTAACCAAGAACTTCTTGGTCATGCTGGTCAGCCAAGCGGTATGCCGCACGGTTGGTCGCAAGATCCATGAAGTTTACGTGTGAGTGAGCTTCTTCGATATCATCGACCTTGAAGGCGAAGTAGTTGCTCTTGTCAACAACTAGAGAGAAGTCTTCATCGTCCAAGTCTTGTGCTGTGATCTGTGTGCCACGAGCATAAGAGCTGACCGAAATTTCAGGTTCTTTAATGATACGCACTGTATCACCTTGAGCACTGATCTCACCGAAATAATCAGAGTTAGTGATATCACCAACTACTGTGCTTTTTCTGAAGGCAAGCTGAACCTTTTTGGAATAGATGACGCTGGAGAAATTACCGTTTGGTAAATTTCCGTAGCCACCTGCAGTTGTAAAAGCCATGATAAAATCCTCCTGATATTTGGCTTATTAAGCTAAACACCTTAAAGAGGCTGAACATTTTCTAGGGTGCAGAAAACACCTACTTGCGCTAGCAGGTGTACACTGGGCCTATACTTGAACAGGTAGTTCTTTTTAGTTTTAGACTTTTTATGAAATTAGGTTGAGACAAAAGGTAGTCGTAAAGAGGCTTTTGTCTCTATGCCTATAGTTATACTGTTGCTTTTTTATTTGTCAACAGCTTTATCTAGCATTGCCAGATACATCGTAAACAAATTTACCCGAACGGATAGCTTTGTTGATTTCCTCAGATTTAGCTTCAAACTCTTTGTCTGACATTTTAGCTACATCTGATTCACGAATAGTGTCACTTGCATCATCTACATCTACAGACGTTTTACTACGTCTTGTAACTGTTGAAGCTGCATCTTTAGCCTTAGCTTTCTTTGCAGTTTTAGTAAGGCCTTTATCTACTTTGTACAAATCAATAACACGTACTACTGACGCAGGGTCATCTGCATTTTCGTATAGTGCGTCTTGTACCCACTTAGGCTGTTCTTCAGCCCAGTTGTGGAAATCATCAGAAGCACGTAAGTCATCAAAGTCTTCGTGTGCTTTACGAATAGCATTTTCTGCTTTGACTCGTTCTGCTTCTGATTGTGCCTTGTCTAACTCTTGTAATCTAGCATCTGCTTTACTAAACATTTCTTGAGCTTTTTTAGCAGCGATAGTTTCTACAATACCTGCTACATCAGGATATTGCTTTGCCCACTCTTCAATATCTTCATCAGACTTTGGAGGGACAATAGATTCTTTTACCATGCGTTTTTCAAAGGCTTCGAACTTTTCGTTCCACTCCTTTTCTTTTTCTTGCATGTGGCGTCTTAGATCACCGTAACGTTTTTTGAAACTTCTTTCTTCTGGAGATAACGTTCCTTCTTCAACTTCTGAATCGGCCTCTTGCGCTTTGGCTTCTTCTTCTTGGGATTCATCTTCTTCGGTAGATTCTCCTCGTTGAGCAGCTTCAAGTCTTGCAATCTCCTTTTCTTCTTCTTCCAGTTTTAAACGTTTCTTTTCGTAGTTATAACCTCGATCAACAAATCCTGCTGTCTTTGGTGTTTCTACTTCTGCTAGTTCAGGCATTATATTCTCCTTATGTTGGGGCCAGCCGTAGCTGGGTAGCCTTATTTCTTACCTGCGAGTCCGCCTTTATTGTACTTCCTCGTTTTCTTTTTTGGTTTTTCTGTTGTCATCAAACCACCTTCTGCTGCATCTCTCCAGTTAGGGTTGTAGTTGTCTGTACCCCAACCTGAAGCCTCTCGAATAGCTTTAGTTGCAGCTCTACTTGCTTCTGATTGTGCTTTAATTGCATCAGACCATGCTTTAGGATCATCAGTACTTGTAGACTGTACTGCTTGAGTTGCTGCTACCCAATCATTAGCTGCAGATTTTGCTGCCGCAGTTTTTTCACTTTGTGTGCTAGGACCACTGTCTACAGTACTGGTAGTAGAGCCACCACGTAATACAGGCCTTAAAGTATCTGGACCTGGTCGATATACATTAACTCCAGATGGTGTAGTTTCAATTAGAGTACCGCCACCCCCTCCAGAACTACCATCTGAAACATAACTTTCAGTAGCTGGGTTATAAGTCATGTTAGGTGGTGCAATCTCTTGCATGAAGTCATCCCATTCACCTTTACTCTTAAAGATAAAGTTACCTTCAAGATCAGTAGCTTTCTTATCAATTCCAAGATCTGCCCCAGGATTATTTCTGATAATGTCTAATGCAAGCCTGTCACCGTTTATTAATTCATTAGGAAGCAAGTTTAGTCCAGTTTCCTTCTTAAACTTACCTAATTCTTTTTCAAGATCTGCAGTGTCAAAACCGTTAGCTTTCATTACAATAATGTTTGCTGCAGATTGAGCTGCTTTAGTTGCATTAGAAAGAGTACCTATTACGCCACCAAAAGGTATTCTTGTTAGGTTTTCAGAGGTTTGATCTTTTAGTTTATTAAAGTCGTTATAGTCAAAATTATCCATCCAAGAACTAGGATCAGTATCTGGACCTGTTTTAGTTCCAGTAGCACTGTCTCTGTCCGAACCAGCTACAGGCATTTCTGTAGTCCAACCCTCAGATAGTAGTTGGTTATACCTATCTGTATCTGTTGGAAGTGTCAGTGTAATAATTTCACCATTAGGTCCATAAAGAGTTACAGTAGTTAATGCAGAAGTATCTGTCGTAGTTGTAGTGCCAGTAGTTCCTGTAGTAGCTTGGCCAATGTTACCTGTTGTAGCTACCTGAGTACCTGATGGACCTAGTACTGTTTTTCCTGTTGTTGCAGAAGGAAAGATTGTCGCACCTAGTGGAAAACCTACGAACCCTCTTTGTTGTGCTTGTTGTCCTGCTTCAAGAACACTTTGATCGGTCATAGGGTTTGTAACAACACTAGAACTGTTATAACCTCTTACTTCACCACCTGTTGCCATACCTGTTGTTGTAGGATTGCCAATAGCTGGATTAGGTGGGCTGTATAGGTCTTGCTGTTGTTTATACATATTGACAACACCACCTTCGGCCATACCCATCATCTCTTGAATAGCAGCCAGCTCTTCTGGACTAAGGTCATCATCATTCATAGGACCACCAGCAGGAACAGGTTCACCACCAATTCTACCACGAGCTTCCATATCTTGCAAGCCCATTTTTGCATTATCTCGTAAATCCTCAAAGAATTTTACACCGTAGTATCTGACGACATCAGCAGGAACTACGTATTCCCCTTCAGATAATTGTGCAGGAATATCATCACGTACTTCTTTAGCTGTAGATCCTGGAGGCACTTCGTTACCTGACACAGGGTCTCTCATCATTCCATCGTCACGAAGACCACC